CCCCCTGCACAGTATAGGTTGCCCGAGCCGTAATCAGGATTCGAAGCATATCCTGCAGATCCAGTGCCACCACCACCACCACCACCACCAATTACCCCATTATTAGTTAAGCTAATGGATACCGCAATGTCTCCGTCAAACTGAAGAGCCGGACCTCCGAAGCCGCCTGCCGAATTTAACAAAGCGCCGTTCCCGCCTGCGCCTATTATGGAACCATTGTTAACGAGAGCTAATTGACTTCCGACCGGAAACGTAGCGCCAGTACGGAGAGCAGGTGTTGTTTGATTGCTTGCACCAATGACTACAGATGGTGCGATCGTAACGGTGCCTACTACTGGTGAATTACCGTTCCACCCGTGAGATTGGAGCAGAGTGGTTAACACTACGTTTGTTTGACTTTGTGATACCGTGATATCAAAACTAAATCGAGTGTTAATGACATCGACTAACGTGGTCGTGTTGTGTCCACTTGCATTAGTCACTGTTAACGAAACAGTGAATGATCCGCCTGATGTATAAGTATGCGACGGATTCTGGGCAGCAGATGTTATGCTACCGTCTCCGAAATTCCACAACCAGCTAGTTGGAAAGTTGGACGAAGTATCTGTAAACTGTACAGCTACTGGGGCTATACCTGTTGCATTTTGGTATGTAAAACTAGCTACTGGTGGGATAACAGTCGCAGCAGCAGCGGGCATTATCCAAGTATCGTGGCCGCTTACGTTGGTTGCTGTTAACGAAACTGCAAAAACTCCAATCGTGTTATACGTGTGTGACGGATTCCGGTCAGTAGAGGTTGCACCGTCACCAAAATCCCACAACCAGCTAGTCGGCGCATTCGACGAGGTGTCTGTAAATTGCACCGTAAATGGTAGTGTGCCGTTCACTGCACCAGTCGGAGTGCGAGTGAACCTAGCAATTGGAGCAGAAGACACTTGTACAGGAACAGTATGCGGAGAACCGGAACCAGCTTGATTGGCTGCTACTAGGGTTACGTCATAGGTGCCAATAGTTGGGAATGTGTACTGGAAGGTTTGTGCAGATGCTGTAAAGATGATCCGGTTCGCGGCTCGGTCGGTCACGGTCCATATCCAACTTGTTGGCGTATTTGCAGATGTGTCTAAAAAGCTAACTGGTAATGGTGCGGTTCCGGTCGTTGAACCAGCTGTTTGAAAATTAGTTATGGGAATAGCATACACTAACACAGAACTAGTTGCAGTTGCGTGACCTTTTGCGTTTGTTACAGTTAGTGTGATTACATACGTGCCTTGGATCACAAACGTCTTTGTAGGGGTTTCGTCTGTAGATAGAGTACCGTCGCCAAACGACCACAAGTAACTAGTTGCCCCAGTCGAATTACTAGCGAAGGAGATTGTTGGATTGGTTGGAGTTGAAATCGTTGCTGACTGTAGAATGCCCGCTGTTGGCAGTTGCGCTGATTGCCAAACTGATACGTTAGTAAGTGTTGTATGGATAATGGTCAACAGATCGTCGTACGTCGATAATCCGTGCATATTTCCTGTCCCGTCTGGTCCTGCTGGACACCACAAGAAGTTTTCACCGATGTGGGTGCTTAGTACTGCGATTGTGTTATCCCAGTACGTGTTATTAAGCTTTGGGGTTACGGAACTATTGTATGACTGTATGTGCGTAGCTAGTGTAATTACATCCGTTAGTAGGGAGTTCCATTGAGCAGAGGTGGGATGGACATTAGATGAGGTAACCGTTGTTGTAACACGTTGTGCTGTCGGCGTTATGCCGATTGCAGTAGCAATCGCAGTAATGCTAGTAATTAGTACATTGTACTCAATCTGAGATGCGTATGCAGTGCACGTGATTCCAATCCAATCAGGCGTTGCATAGTAGCTAAGGGAATTTGTTGTTGGATCAAACCAAATAGCCGTCGGAGTCAATGGGTCTAATGACGGGGTAGGAGGTTTATTGCCGATGCTCAACCCAGATGCGATAACACTCCATTGACGTTGAGTAGTGTATACTTTCGGAACCCCTGGGGATGTGGCAGTGTCTACCCAAATTTGACCAATTACAGGATTGACTGGAGCCACTGAAGACGCAAAATTTTCCAACAAATGCAGGAAATTTGTCCATAGCGCTTCACCATACACCGGAAATCTGTATCCAACAAACGTTAGTGAAGTTGAGTTGTCTTGTGTTAGTGGTGCGACTAAGATGTCTGCTACCGTAGTATCACTGTGTTTGACAATGTATGTACCTGACATTTACGAAATCCTTGGGTATATTGGATATTTAGCGCAACTTGCAGATGAGTTACTTACTCACTAGAGGGTTGCAAGCTGGATAGACGGAATTCCACATTTTTGCAAGTATGCAATACCATCCGTCGACTTGTACAATTCGGTATAATACACTCGTTGTATTCCAGTTTGTGCTATAAGTTTTGCACAATCGATGCACGGAGATGTGGTAGTATATATAACTGCTCCTTCCCCACTTTCTGTGCTACGAGCTAGTTTTGTAATGGCATTGCTTTCCGCATGAATCACATGTGGTAAAGTGTGCCCATCTTCATCTTCGCAAGCATTATCAAATCCAGCACTAGTGCCATTCCAACCTTGACTAACGATTCTATCACGGTGCACGATGACACAACCGACTTTTCTACGAACTGCATGGGATTGTTGCGCGAATACCGCTGCAACGTTCATCCACATTTGATTAAATCTATCTTCTTTTTTCATAAGGTCTGCACTGTAACTATTTAACATACCAGCGAAAATACTTGTTTGCCACAAACAAGTATTGTAATACATTTAGTAGTAGGTGACCGCGGTCACTTATATCAATCAACAACTTATTTCTAAAGGTGCTTTATAATGGCAACTGTTGAATCAACCCAACAATACGATCCAGTCATTGCAATGACTAACAAACTCTCCGCAACTTTTCGCGGAGTCACTAAACAAATCCCATTCGGTAACACAATGTTGAAGCGTCTGCAAACACACTTTGTATACTTTATTGACGAGATCCAGCGTGGTCCGGAATACGATCGCAGTAAGTTGGGGTTCTTTGTACTCAAATGGGTGCAAAAGGTCGGAGAGGCGTTAGTGCTAGATGCTCCAGATTCGGAGATCGATGTCGAGCTAGAAAAGCTGTTGAATGCGCAATACGTGCATAATAACTTCTATCTAAGCGCTACCTAATACGTAGCCTCGAACTCTCCAACCACCTTCGGGTGGTTTTTTTACGTCTAAATATTAACCGAGTGCACTACGTAGTCCAGCTGCCGTGGCATCGTACGTAGCTTGTTCAGCTGCGGAGGTTGCTTGTGCAGCTTGAGCTTGCGCTGCAGCTATTTGTGTAGTAATCGAATCGATTTGCGCAGTCGTCAGCGACGACTGCGAGGTGTTTTGAGCAAGACTCGGTTCTACGTACGTTTGTTGCTGTTGGTTGACGGGCCCACCACTATCACTCGACAAATCACGCCTCAGATAATAATTTACCGAACCGACAAGTCTGGAAATTTCTGCAGTCATTTGACTGGATGCTGTAGTTAAGTAATCGTACGCAAACTGCACCTTAAGCATAGAAGTGGTATCTCCACTATCTGTCATAGTCAGATCGTCGAAATCCATTGCGGTCAACCGTGGATTTTTAAATGAGAATGTGTTTACACCTGCACCAAACAAATGTACGTGATGAACTCGCACAGTCTTAAACAATGAAGTCGCTGCTGTGCCGGTGGCCTTCATGTGCGTTATTGTGTCACCTGGCGACCCCGAAGACTGTGCGTACAAATTGGGTCTAAAATCGCCCGTATTCCGCTCCTGTATGTTTATTCCAGAAGCTGATGCGTTAATCTTAGTCAACGATCCTAGACCGGTTTTGAAGTCGTATTGACGATTGTCGACTAAGGAGCTATCATCAATGTTAGTGATAGGGCTCATTAATTTCAAAACATTCGAAAAGAACTGCATAACGCTGTTTGCGTTGTCGTCAACGAAAGTTAGATCAATCGGAGTGAACGTCGTTTTAACTAATGCACCTTTTCTGATCCCATATTCATTATATTCTTGGTGTTCGAATTTGATTTTCGGACGAGACGCAGTTTGGGTAAGTAATGCAAACCTAGTCATGTCAGCAATTCCCGCGTAATCAGGATTGAGTTCAATCTCCGTAACAAATAAAAACGAATGCTTGCTCGAACTATTCCACGTAGCCAAATCGGAAGCATATGCCGAGACGTCTCTAACCTGCCCACTGTCGTTTGCAACAGGAGCACTAGAATAACTGCGTTGGGTTGTCGGTGGAGGTACCCGAATGTTAGAAGAGCGTGGATCAGCCATAGTTCTATTTATCGACGCCAGTTAGTTCCGCGTACTTTATGTTCTCGCCCCACGTTTGGATCGTTATATGGATACTTCGGATCGAGTGTAGTATCATCCTTGGTTCCAGTTCTGGCCCAGGGTTCGTGTTGCGGATATCGATTAGTAAGAAAAGCTAGATCTGGAGCTTTTTGATCTGCAATAGCAACTGCTGCTATTGCAGCATCCGCTGCTGTTGGACCATTCATGTGAATGGTTGAGCCAGTTTCTAAAATAGTTCCACCAGCTTTGGTGTTATTATCTCCACCAGATTGCTCATTTATGCTGCCAGACACCGCATTAGTTTCGTGATTACCACCTGCTGTTTCGTGTATGTCTAATCCAGCCTTTATTTCGATATTACCAGTGGCTTGTAAATTATAGGTACCGGTGACGTTCGTGTGACGAGTGCCACCAGCAGTTTCGTGCAAGTGACCATCGGCTTTTGTATCAATGTTACCCGCAGCTGTAACTTCGAGATTGGCGCCAGCTTGGATACGAATGTCAGCATCACTCTTGAGATGTATACCAGTTTTGCCATATAACCGAATCGTCTCTTCTGCAGTTAGGTTGATATGCTTTGCAGTCGCTGAGATTTTTTCAGTACTAAAGATATCAATACTACCATCTTCGTCAATTTCAATCCAATTATTGCCTTTAGCGGTATTGATGTAGATCCGTTCATTCGTATCATCCATGATGATCTGATGACCTGCCGTGGTCCGAAACTTAATGCGACAGTTTGCTCGGCGATCGTCCATAGAAATCGAGTGGAACCCAGGAGTTGTCCAGGAATACGTTTCATTATCAGGAGCACCTTCATTGTCTCGCCCTTGCATCAATCCTTGTGTTATATTGATTGTGCTACCGTCTTCCTGAGTAAATGCGACGAGACTATCATCTTTGACGTGACACGGACTTGGTTGATAGTTGTCTTCGTCAATGACTGCCGCATTTTGAAAATCAGCGCCTCGGGTGCGCCACTCGAAATTTCCAAGACGGGAAGTAAATGCTGCAGTTTGGTTATCGTACAACGGTTGGATTGGATTCTCAGTTGCTGTGACCGGACCGTATGGTGCACCTTTTGGATGAGGAACGGTACCATCCTGATCTTCATAAAAGTACCGACCGTGCGGAAGAGTGTTGACCACAAACTGTTCGTATATCGATCCCACCCAAACTCGTTGGTTGACTACACCATTGATACACATCACTCCAACAAGTGCTCCGAGTTTTGGAATCGCCCACATACCATAGTTAAGAGGCCCTTGTGAATAATCATCCTCCGGTCCGCGGGCCAATTCACTAGTAGTAGAACCACCAAATGGTGTCATGTACGTGCAGATGGGGATACTGGTAAAGTCTGCTGGATCTAAGTCAGGGGGGTCACCAAGATCAGGACAGAGTACAAACAACCGCCCCATCTGTTGAGGGTCGTCTGTACTAACTACGCGACCGATTGTTATACCGTAGAACAACTTTCCCCGAAGTCCAGCATTTTCATCATTGATCGCCGCGCGTTTGTTGAGAAAGGTAGTTGTTAAGTTACTCATGGTTATCCAGTGTACGGCAAGTATTTACCGCCTTGGTAATGTAGCACTTGCTTCTTGTTACTAGAAGGGTTACGAGATACCGCAATGTGCACCCATGGGTTTCTGCCAGGAGGTTCTTCCAATATCAACTGCTTGAAGGGAACGTTTAATGAAATGATCGCATCGACAATTTGCTTCGGTTTCCATTTCGATGATTGGAAATCAACAGCTTCCCCTTTCATGTGATCGCTATCAGCAGCACCACCAACAGCTCTATTGACAACTGCGTTTCTGTATCCGCTACTGATAGTAACCGGGAGGTTAAGTTGATCCTTAATGTATTGCAGTGCATTTGCCACACTTGCAATGTTATCGAGAATATCCTGCGAAGCTGGATCGTTCTGTCCTGGTGGAACTTTGCTGGTGGCTGTAAAGTGACGTAGTGCAAAGTCTGTTGTCAGTTTAGTATCCGCAGACGCAGTTGCAAGAGTAAACCTACCGTTGTTTGATCCTGACACGAATGGTGCAGATGGGGTGATCGGTGTTGGTGGAGTAGTTGCGCTTTGTTTACTTTCAGGAGTTGGACTACCTGTTGTACTAGCCGTACTGCTATTTGACGTAACTGGGTTCAAATTGATTGCTAGCATTGACAACTCAGTCGTGAACGACCCTTCCGAGAAGCTGTTTCTAATTGTTTGCACTCTCCACAATCCCTTAAACCAGAATTTTTCAAAAGTTTGAACTCGAGAGTTAGCAGTTACTAAGCCAGCTGCCGATGATGGCATCATAATGTTCAAATACACGTCTGGAATATCAATATACAGCGCATCGGCTACATCTTGTGGTTGATACGGATCAATCGCAAATTGCTTGAACCAACCTGTGTGCCCACGAGTACGCACAATTACAGCAGTTTTTGCTGCACCAATTGCCCAAGTCCGATCTAGCGTTACGTCGTACGCTTCTTTAGAATTCGACAATCCTTGGTTTCCAGAAGTTTGTTGAGTAGATCCCTGTGAAGTGCCTACGGATCCGTGCATTCCTGCAACACTAGATCCGTCCGGAGTTGCAACATCGGCCGATGGAGTTGTTCCCTTTGTAGTAGTGTTTCCCACGTTATAATTACTACTCACTGTTTGAATATTCGTGATACTAGAAAAGTACCCCATTCCCTCCTCGATCTGCATATCAAAAGCTTCGATGTCAGTGTTGTGACCGGTGAAAATGTAGTCATATATTACAACATTCTGGGCACCAGCAAGAGCAGTTTCAGGATCATCAGCAGTACGCATAGCCTTGACAATTTCCTGTTGTCTGTTGAAGTAGGTCGGAACGATCGTAAACACAGCTTTGGTTTCTGTGGCAGTAGCCTCAAGCGTCGCTACGACTCTATAGAAAAATGCATCAATTGCAGGATTTGTCGCAGCTTGGTCTAAGTATTGTTGACACGCGTTAAAGATGTATGCTATTGCTCCTTCGAGTGACACATTGGCTGGAATAACAGCCGGCTGAGCCCCGCCGCTAGCAGCTGATCTGGTATTGCGTTCACTTGTCGTTGTCCATGACGCAATTCGGGATAAGCTAGGATGAATACGGATCTCGTATTGAACAGGTACTTTACCTCTCGCAATCTCCGGATCGAGATGCTTGAGATTGGCAGCTGCATCAGCGGTGTATTGCTTTGCCAAGTCGTTGAGCATGTCAGTTAAACTGCCAGCACCACGAATTAGTTGACCACTAGCTGAAGATGTCAAGTTTGGATCGAGCGCAAGCCCACCAACGATATTAAGTAGGGTAGCAGTGTATACAGATCCTTGTTCTGTAACGCTCACTTTGAATGAATCAATGGAACCGTAAATTGCTGGAGTGTCAAGCACATACCCAACTTTGCTTGGTTTACTGTCCCGATCGTCAGTTTCACCTATGAAGATGGTTTTGATAATTATACGAACGTCCTGAGATACTGTGTTCAATCCGAGACAAGCAAGTCGGTAGATGCTTAACATTTTTATACCAAGAGGTTCTCGTAGAACGATCGTTCCAGTAAGAGTTTGCAAAGCTTCAGTTCCAGTTGAGATTTTCGGATTCGCGACCGTTGTTTCACACTCCAACTGTTCAACCATGATATCAACATCCTGCAACCCGTTGGTTAGAACGTAGAACATGTTTTCATCGTTCTGCACCGCACCTGGTGGATATGTCGGTAACCGGTATCCAAATTCATCTTTCAATGTCGGAGTGTTAAGCAGTTGCTTGAACAGTGTTTCATTTTCAAATACCGGTGCTACGTTTATTAGATGTTTTGCACTACATAGTGCCACGACATGGTAGTACGAATATGTGCGAAATTGGTCCAATTTGTTACCAAATCGGTTAACGATTGCAGTTGGGCTAACATTCGGTGCTGTCTGAGTTGGGAAGCGCATTTATTTAATTCTCGACGGGTGGGGCATGGTTAATATCATTCCAGCATATAGCTCCGCAACAGGGTCAATGATGTTGTTATATTGCAACACCAGCCAACCGAGCGAATCATCCCCATACAGTTGGTACGTAATGATGTTCAGCCGAGTGCAAGTTTGATCAGTCAACTTAATGACGACATCATCTGCTTGATGTGCAAACACTTTGCGAGTCCACACGCCAGTACCAACAGCATTTTGTGTAGTGGTTCCACCGAAATTGTATCTTGTTTTTGCCATTTTACCAGCCTATTAATTTGCCAAGTTTGTAGTCAGCTAGCGAGAACTGCTCAATTTCATACGGAGACTTCGTTTCTTTGAGTCCGATAGAAATATTCATAACCGTTGGGAACGGAACCCCATCGAGTGTTGGTATATAGTCAACATCGTTAGGGTAGTTAAACACAAGCGATTCTATGACAACTGGAATCCGGCGCAGATTTTGAGGACCATCCACCGCTGCACTACCATCCGCACTGTATCCGTAAAGGTATAAGATTTCTGGAGGTGCGCCGAGTGTGCTTTTGATAACTTCAGGACCTGTTGATTGTGCGGATTCTGCAGTCGGAGTGATCGGTGTCGTTTGTGCAGCTAACTCAGCCGCAGTCGGACCACCTTGCCCGCCACGGCCAGATCCGGCTGTACCGTTACTCAAATCCAAACGACGCGGATCGTGCATCGCAAAACTTGCTGAACTGGATCCGGAGCCGACTCTGGATACTACCGGATTTTCATAATTTGCATCAGCAACCACTCTCGCTCGAGAACTTGCAGCAGTAATAGCTGGCAATTGGGCATTCGGTGAGATTGTTTGATTTATAGCATCCGACGATGTTTGTATAGTGCCACTAGCAATAACAGCAGTAGGAGGAGTAGCATACGGTTGGGGATGGTCACGATTGAGTCTCGCAACTTCTGCAGCTGCTGCGGCATTGTCTGCTATTACCGAGGCTACTCCTCCTTGGCGAGCCATTCGAGCGTTTGCTCTCGCGTTGATACCGGCACTAGTGTCCATCGAGTGATCTACAACCTCTGTCTGGGTTGGAGTTTGAATTTGTGAACGACCGAAGTACGGTTTAGTCCAACCACGCAATACATGCAAATTGGTTAAGTTAGCGGATGCCTCAACTGAATTGCGAGAAATTAGCTTAAATTCACTAATATTAAAGGTTCGTCCGGGGCTATTCTTGAATGATAAAATTTGACCAGGTGCATGCAATGGTGAGAACGTTGAGTACTCAGCTGATTCAGTAACTTGGATAGACGGTTGAACCCCAAACACGAACATGTCTCCACTATTCATGGTTGATACCAAATACACTTTATACGTGTAAGGATTGGGATTGATTACATCAACAGCAGGATCATTTTGACTAGCACTCGCAGCATGGACTGACACCTGATGCTGTTGAATTTGGTTGCCATTGCTAGTCGATGGTGGCAGAGCTCGAGCTGTTAACGTTGTATTACGAAGAGAAGTTGATGCAGCTGTCGTTTGAACATCAGGTTGGTTGTCAAACTGAGTATTGAAGCTATCTAACGTCACACTACTGAACTCAGCATACTGCGTTTGATCGAGGACTGTTGTGCCATACCTGGCAACCATACTCGCTCTCCCAGCCCCGACCGCAGCATTCGACATGACTGCCATTCCTGATGCAATTTGTCCAACCCCTGTTGTTACTCCGTATTGCGGTGCAGTAGTGGAGACGGATGCTCGGATTCCAGAAAATAGTTGTGTAGCTACGTTCCCAGTATACACCGGAGTGCCTATGTCAATATTCTGAGTCCTACCTCCAGTGCGCTGTCCTGATAGTATGAGAGTCGCTTGTAGCACTGCTGCAATCACCAGCCCGACTTGCAACCTCACCGTTGGTTGGTATCCTGACGGAATACTGATGATCGGCGTTAGTGATTGAATTGGTGGTCGAGGTAACACTACCGCCGGAGCAGATAGCGGTAGTGTATAGGAGGATGCAGTGCTTCTAGCGTATGAGGCGGCGGTTGGTGGCTGCTTCTTTGTTAAGTTGATGCCGTCTTGTGAGATTTGTGAAGACGGATTACTAAGTAACGCATTAACATAATTAGGAAGGGTTGACGACATCTTGCTCCATTCTTGCACGCAGTAGTGACATTAGTGGACGAGCTTGCGCTGGAGACATTCCAACAATTGCTGAAAACGATACAAGGTTATCATCACTCGCAGCTTGTCGAGCTTTTGTGCTGGATGCTGCGGATGTCGGATCATCACCGTCTGCGCGAGTTAACGTTACAACTTCAGGAGGTTGCCGTTGGTACGATTGGTCAAATACCTGAGCTGATAGATGAGTATATTTTTCAGCACGATCAGTACCACATACCAGTGCACCCAGATCCGCACCCGTTTCCTTTACATTAACAAGCGCCTGAAATGCATTTCCAGTTACCATTACCTCAATACCGGATCCGTACGCATCTAATATCAGCTGCTTGCGTTCATCTCCAGTCATCAACCGGTCGGTGTTATTTAGTGCGCCCGTGTCGATGATTGCGACAACTGGGATCAGTTCACGCTGCTTGCAAACTGCCACTAACTGGTCAATCATTTTTTTGTGACCGATTGTCAATGGAGAAAACTTGCCAATTACCATACCTACCGCAGGTGGCGCCGGATCAGCAGCGTCTCCGCGTTCTTCCTTTAGGGATTCCAGTATAGCGTGCTTCGATAAATAGAATGCTTTAAACATCGTAAGGGTATAGGTACTCGTTAAGTATTTATCTAATCCCGTTGCCACCATCCACGAGACGGAGTACTTTAAGAGTGTACTATTCTAATAATCATGGCGAAAAAATCCACAAAACTTACCGAACCCGTCGCTGTTGCAGATATTATCGAAGAATTACCTGATGTGATCATTGAGGAAGTCATTACTGATACAGATGCTCTTGCGGAAGGATTTAAGGGATCAATCGAAGCAACTAAATTAAGAGCAGCTCCCACAGCTGGTGGAGTATACGTCACAAACAAAGCCCTGTTAGCAGAATTCAAGGTTAGTCGCGAAAAAGGCGAAATGACTAAAGAGCTTGCAAAAATGGTAATGTTGATTTGTGAACGGTATGCGCGCCGAGGCAGTTATGCAAGTTATACGTACAACGAAGACCTGCAGAGCTTTGCTCTAATGAATCTTGTTAAGTCGTGGAAGAGCTTCAACCCCGAAAAATCACAAAATCCATTCGCATACTTCACAAGTTGCATCCACAATTCATTCCTACAATATCTCAATCAAGAACGTAAGCACCGCAACATACGAGATGCTCTACTAATCGAAAATGGCCTCGATCCTTCGTACACGTATTCTGGGTCATACACGTACACAGATAAAGCAAACCTCGATACTTCTTCCGATACTACCCAGCACGATGCAAAAACCGAACAAACAACTGAATAAAATGATGATTTTTACCGACTACCATGTCGGTAAATCTCGAGACTTATTTTATACCTCTGTCACTAATGAGTATATGGATTGGTTTATCAATCTAGTGCAATCGACACCTGGTGTCGATTGCATTGGGTTTTTAGGGGATTGGCACGAATCTCGTAGTCACTTACACATGGATACTCTAAACCTAACGTATCAGTTAACTAAGCGGTTAAATGAACTTAACCTACCTATCTACTTCGTTGTCGGAAATCACGATTTATTCAATAAACACAATCGAAATATTCACAGCTGTGTGTTTTTAAACCTGTTGTCAAATTTTATCGTGATTGATCAACCTGTAGTTCGGCCCGAGTTTGATGGTAGTGCGTTATTTTCCCCATTCTTATTTCATCAGGAGTACGATGAACACTTACTCGGACAAACAGCTCAACACTTATTAGGACACTTCGAGTTTAAAGATTTTGTGATCACCGGTTACAATATCAAAATGGAAGCCGGACCAGATTGCACTCAGTTGGCGGATTACAAGAAAATTTTGTCCGGACACTTCCATAAGCGTCAAAAAACACACAATGTTGAGTATATTGGAAACACATTCAGCACTTCATTTGCAGATGCAAATGATATCCAACGTGGCGCTTGTTTGTATCAATTTGATAAAGCCAAAACTACGTACTTCAATTGGACCGACGGTCCTCAATATATCAAGACTACTCTAACTGAGTTATCCGAAGGTAAAGTTAACGCTACCCTTACTCCAAAAACATTTGTTCGTTGCATTGCAGATACTAAGATTACGTACGAAGAGCATACAATGTTAAAGGATACATTCCTTAAGCAATACGGGGTTCGAGCGATTTCCATCGAAGAGGATAAAGTTGCAGCGAAAGCAATACTTTCAGAGACGTTGCCAGGAATTACCAGCGACGAACTCGCAAAATCAACTGTTGACGAACTTGTACACAAAATGTTGAGCCAACTTACTGTTGATGGTATAAACAGTAAGACCCTTGTCGAATTGTACAAGGCTCTAGGTAAATCCTAAACAATGCTTAAAATCAAACAAATCTCATTTCGTAATTTTCGGTCATATGGCAAAGTAGATACGGTGGTGAATTTCGAATCACCAGGCACTACTTTATTAACGGGTAAAAACGACGATGGCGGAACAACGAACGGACAGGGAAAAACCTCTGTTCTATTTGCACTCACGTGGTTGTTGTATGATAAGGTGATTGATTCTGTCAATAAGGATGAATTAATCAATACCACCAATAAGATTGATATGTACGGTGAAGTATCGTTCTCTGTTAAGGGAGATTCCGTAATCGTAAAACGTTGGCGCAAAGGCGGCAAAGGCAATCGCGAGAACGGGGCCGCACTATTACTCAACGGTGAAGATAAAACTCCAGCCGGTAATGACAATATCAATAAGAAGATCCAGGAGCTGATTGGCATCGATTTCGAATTATTTTCAAGAATTGTGGTATACAGTGCTACAAATAAGAGTTTTTTCGATTTGCCTACCACTTCTCACTACGAATCTAACCAGACTGATATGGTTGAGCAGTTATTCAATCTGCAATTGCTATCAGAGAAGGCTGTAGCTCTTAAAGCGCAGATCAAACTGACTGAAACAGAGTTAGTCACCCAAAAGCGTTTAATCGAACAAGCTGAGAAGCAACTAACTTCTCACAAAACACTAGTTGGGAAAACTGAAATGCGTAAAGATAGTTGGGAGCAAACACGGATTGACGATATTTCGACACTAAATGCAGATTTGGAATTAATCGAGCATGTTAATTTCGACGAAGAGCGAAAACACCATTTGGTAATTACTGAGTGCAGTGCCACGAAGCGAGATGTTGCCAATGAAAAACGCATTCATGAATCTAAAGTGGCAACCGTTGTTAGACAAGTTAAGGAATTAAAAAACGAAGTTACCGCTCTCGCTGATTCAACATGTCCATATTGCAAGCAAGAGTTTGACGGAGCAACAGAGAAACGTCAACACGTGCAAGAACAGTTAATAAAGTCAAGTGATCAGTTAACTAACCTAAACTCTGAAATTCAAGCGTGCGATAATGAGATTCGCACACTAGATAGTTTGATAGCTAATTCGAAAAAGAAAACTACAGTTAACGATTTTGATCACCTCGTCCAATTAAAAGCAACACACGCGGACTTAATTACCAAGTTGACCCAATTAAAGGATCAACTCAACCCACATACCGAGACACTCCAGGAGTTGATTGATGCTCAGCCTGTAGTTCCAGAATTTGAAACTGTGAATCAGTTAGCAACTTTAAATGAACATCAGCAATTCCTGTTAAAGTTGCTAACAAAAAAAGATTCGTTCCTACGTAAGGCATTATTGCATAAAAATATTCCACTACTGAATGAACGGATGGCGTACTACCTTGATAACCTTGGGTTGCCACATACAGTAGAATTCACACCAAGTTTAACGGCTAACATTTCACAATTTGGCAGAGAGTTGTCGTTCAATATGTTAAGTAACGGCCAAAAAGCGCGTGTAAATTTCGCGTTATCCCTAGCGTTTGGGGATCTACTGCAGAAGATTCATCAAAAAATTAATATTCAATTGTTTGACGAGGTTCTTGATATTGGGTTAGATGCACACGGAATTTCCGCTGCTTCTCGATTGTTAAAACGTAAAGCTCGAGATGAGGGATTAGCTATTTTTGTGATTACTCACCGAGACGAATTGTCAAATGCATTTGATAACCAATTAATTGTTAAACAAAAGGATGGGTTTTCATACGTCGAGGTTGGTAGCGATAAGTAGATGCACACCATACGCACATAATATGACTAGCAAAGCAAAACTTAAGGGAAATTCATTCGAACGGGAGGTAGCATCAATGTTAAATACCCTGCTCGATACTCAAGAGTTTTGCAGAGCTCCTACGTCAGGAGCGTTTTTTGGCAAATCGAACGCGTTTAAAAAAGCTGGTGCTAGTGAGCACGCAAAACTAACATTAGCTGGAGATTTGACGACTCCAGCTAATTTTCGATACACGATCGAGTGTAAAAATTACGCATCAACTGGTGGACCGAATCCGTATGCTGTGATGGAAGGTCGTTCGGACAGTACTCTCGATAAATGGCTCGCTCAAGTTTCCGATGATGGAAGATTCAAAAATAAGACTCCTTGTTTGTTTTTCAAACTTACCCCGAAAAAGGGCACTTATTTTTGTATCCCTTTTGATAGTGTTGCAGCCAATACGCTCAACGCGTACTCTAAGTATCAAGCAGCTGATGGAAATCAGTGGTTAGTACTTGGGGTATCGTTACTCCACTTACTTAAATAACATCATCAGTTTGTTGGTACCGTACAAACCTTCTTATTGCTTCTTATACTTGTTAAAATTAGGACATTCCAGAAGTCTGCGACATCGTTAGTGGCGAGGCAGCTTTCAGGTGATGATTACGAAACTGTGTGAAATAACACAGCTGTATTGTAGGAGCATATCCTATTGCAGGAGCTTGAGAATGAGCTCATAAACCGTATCAAACAACCCTGTAAACTCAGATAGCAACAGTGGCGGACCTGTCCCCAGGCCGTGTTTGAACAACTGACCTTTCTGATGCAGCAGTATGCAATGTACTGAACTTAACTGCAAAAACCAACAAGTATTCTATCTTTATCCAAATCTCTTTATCTCTACTTTGTTACCAACTGGCAAATTTTTGCCCGGACTGCACCCATTGCCCGTCAGGGGGGATGAAGCTACCTTCATTACACCTAATCTGCACTTAGTTTCCATCTGATTACTTGCTTAACTAAGAGTAAGTTCGAGTGATATGAAGCTATGACTGAAAGGAATAGCTGAAATGTCGCTAGTACTTGACGAAGTCTACCAAATGAATAAATACGTAATACTATCTGGATACCTACCTGATGCGTGCGTTATATCGAGGGTTTTCCCTCCACCAGTACCAATCTACTGGTACCACCAAAATAACTGATTTGGATCTAGTCAAATTAAACCTATTGACTCACATCTACACTTCACGTGGCGAAAGGCTTAATATGACCACATTTGGCACTCGTATCCCTGGATTGTTGTTTGAACAGATCGATCAGCGTGCTGTTGATGTTATTACTGAAGATTTAACGTACGTATTTGCATCAGATCCGAGAGTACTACTTAAAAGTCTACTGGTTACTCCAGTCCCCGAAAACAGCTTAATTCTAGCACAAGCAGATCTACATTACGTTGAACTAAATGTCACCGAGCCGTTTATTTTAAATCTGTCGTTCCAATAAATAGCCACTAAGTGCACCACATACAATGATTAATCCACCATCAACCAACTTTGCAGAGCAATGGATAAACCAATACACTCAGCTCAACAAAGCGATCAATTACAAAGCATTTGACTTCAATGGAATTAAGCTCTCGTTAATCAACTATTTGCGTACATACCATCCTGAAAGTTTCAATAATTTGACCGAAACGGATGAATTGCTAGCACTAATTGAGTTATTTGCGTATGTGGGTGAATTATATGCATATCGGACAGACATCAATACTCAGGAGCAGATTTTATCATCTGTTACAGCTAAATCTAGTGCGCTTCAGATTGCGAACATGCTTGGGTATGCACCTTCTCGTCGCACAGCAGCTATAGGATTGGTAAAAATTACATCTGTGACTACATCCGAATCTATCATTGACTCAGACGGATCTAATCTAGCACGTCGTGTAATCAAGTGGACCGATCCAACGAACGTTCGTTGGAAATCTCAGTTTGATCTAGTAATGAGACGAATCTTGAATACTTCTACTGGAGTATTTTCAGACTCAGATAAAACTCAAGTTGAAAATGTTGCATTCGAACGGTATGTTATGAATACAAAATCCCTATCGAAAGGCGTGTATCCATACACAACTCAAGTCAACGGTCTGTCCGTTCCTATGGAGTTAGTTGGCACTCAATTTGGTACTAACTCAATCTCTGAATTACCACCAACTGGCGATCGTCCGATTGATGTGTTATACGCTAATGACGGTTACGGAGATTCTTCTCCTACGTCTGGATACATGTTCTTGACAAAACAGGGAAGTTTAGCTAGTACTCCAATATCATTTGACGGTAGCATTGTTAATCTGACACAACCTATTAACGCAAGTGGTATCAACGATACAGATATTTGGTTAAACACTGTCGATGCTGCCGGAACTTACTTAACTAATTGGTCTCAGGTTGATAATGTCGCATACAATCAATCTGCTGTTCCGACCATATTCCAAGTAGTGTCGTTAGATAATGATGCAGTATCTCTAGTGTTCGGTGATGGGAATTACGCAACGATCCCTAACGGCACTTTTCAAATTTGGTACAGAACTAGTCTCGAACTCAATAACTCCATCCCTGTTAGCTCGATTACTAACCAACAATTTACAGTTGGATACCTCGACGTGTATGGTAATAATCAAACACTGACGTGCACGTTCACTCTACAGAATCCGATCACTACTAGTTCGGCCGCCGAAACTCTCGACCAATTAAAGCAAGCTGTTCCTGGCGTGTTCTATACACAAGATCGAATGGTTAATGCGCAGGATCATCAAAATTATCTTCTACAAGATCCCTCGATTGCGAAACTTAAAGCAGTTAATCGTACCTTTGCTGGTCACTCCAAATATAGTAGTTGGTATGATGGCAGCGAAAGCTATGAAAATATTAAAATATTCAGTAATGATGGTGTATTGTATCTCGATACTGCTGTAAAAACGACCGAAGTTATTAATACGAATGGATCTATATCGTTTGTGTCATTTGTATTACAAAACTTAACTCAGATGTTGGTCTATCCGGAAATGTGGACATACATTGCTCAACGTGGGGTATCGCCAACAATTCGCACGTATTTTTTACCGACGGAACAAACGGATATTGTTGTTGCATTGCAGAAACAGTCGTATGGTAGCGTAGTTGGATTAACTTGGGGATCCACTCCAACTGCTGGCTGGACAGTAGCTAATCAGCCAGCATATGCTCCAGATATCTCGATTTCACTACTATCGTCAACCCCTGGGTGGGCAATAACGATCAATACGAACCGGCTTATATTATCGAGCGCATCGACTCGCTTCTGGCAATATTCATCAGTAACTGGCATTGACTACGATACTGCTAATCCAACAAATGACTTGATTACTATCCTACAAGCGAATGTGAATACTGTTACTCCTACGATTTCTACAATGTTGCCATCTGACATTGCACTCCGGGTATCGAATAATTTGCAACTTCAGCAATCTATTCCATACCAAGCTAGTGTCGATTTGTCGCGAATTGAGTTAGTAGATACCGGTTTAAACTTGAATGCGATTAATGTTATTAATTCGTTAATAGGTCCAATGGATTTGATACCATTCGTAGATCCAGTATCAGGTGTTACCACTCACAAACGGGGTCGAACTGGTTTAAACTTTCTGTGGCAGCATTTTACTGATCAATTTGAGCTAATTAATCCAGCTAGAACCAACATTACTGATCTTTATGTTATAACAAAGCAATACTACTCGGACTTTCTTAATTGGTTACAAACTGGTGGAATTGCTCGCCCTACTCTTCCTTCTGTACTGCAATTGTCTACCGCATATTCAAAATATATGCAGAATGCAATGATGTCGGACGAATTGGTACTCCGTCCGGGTAAATTTAAAGTGTTGTTTGGTCCAAATAGTGATCCAACTCTGCGCGCTCAGATTCAACTTGTCCTTGCCCCAGGTTCCCAAGTATCCGCCGATGTCGTTAAACAGGATGTTGTAACGTTGGTTCGGCAATATTTCGACATCTCAAACATTCAATTTGGTGATACATTGTACTTTTCTAATCTGAGTGCGTATTTGCAGAATAACAGCCGATACGCTCTTGGGTCGATACTGTTAATCCCGTTATACCCTGGATACCAGTTCGGTGATTTGTACGAACTTACAGCTGCGCCAGATGAAATATTCGTAGCTGACGTGTCAATCTCTGACATCCAAATTGTCACTCAACTCACCTCAACCAATTTGCGGCAGTAGCATCAGCTTGGTGTAGTACTAAATACCCTACACCAAGCTCACTCCACCACTTATGTTCGAACAGTACGGAACAGACTACGCTAATGCTTCAATCCAACTTAACAGTCTCCTTCCAGCTGTTAATCAATCAGAAGCGTCTTACAGCCTCTTATCTACCCTGTTTCAACGCTGGTTATCTAAAGCTAACCTCTCGAATTCGGCTGGGACTATTGGATTTACTAAAACCCCACTTGCTGGAGCTATTCAAGAATCTACTGCGATTCGTCAAGCATATCAATTATATCCAGTATTCTACAGAGAACAGGGTGATGAAAAATTCACTATGGATTGGAACGACATCTTACGTAAATTGGCGTTTACTGGAGTAGATCCGACAAAATATCCACAGTGGGGACCCACTTCTGCGTTTGATTTCTCTCCGCCAATAAATCCGGACATGTTCGTGAATTATTCGAACTACTACTGGGTTAACGCTGTCGATACGATCGAGCAACCTGATTACGTCACGATAGCTAAGCACCCAACTGCATTTAATGATTGGTCAAGTTCTAACAAGTGGGTTCATAAAGCAGTGCTCGGTGGAAACTTAGCATTTGCTAAACAAGCTCAACTCCCCATTCTCGAATTCGATGATATTGAATTATGTCGTTGGTATACTGTAGAACGTACTTGGAAGAAACTTAACCCACTTCTGGGGGAGTACGTTGATACTACAGATCAACCCGAGTGGATGTCACCGACTTATATTCCAGTTAGTGGATTTTCGGAACTTGCTGATATTAATTGGCAACTTCAATCTGAATCCCTAGTACCAACTGGCGGAATTCAATATCACTTAGACGGCACTACTACTCCCCTAATGCTACCGTCGACGTTAGCCACTGGCGTATACCAATCGACGAATGTTGCTACACAGATGGTTAGATACCGATTCGAATCGGACGGGTATGTTCGTCAGTATCTCCGCGATCAAAACAATATCATTGTGCTACAAGGCGACCAGTATCAGCAGATTACGGATTTTGTTGAGGTTGAAAATACTACACTCGGTCAGTATGGAATTGAGATCGATGTCCCAGTTGCCTCGTTGGGGTCTGTGCCGTTAACTGCATATATTGGAGCACACTGCAGCTTAGAAGAATTCCGTCCACTTTCTCGAAAATTGGTGTATCTTGCGCCAGGGTTTACGTCATTTACTCCATCTACAGGTGCTGCGTTACCGCTTGCTCAGCATCGAGATTTATACCAATTTAAACTACAGGGGCAGCGTCGTCTAACTAAATATCAATTGCCATTATTTAATTTATACAGTCTAACTGCTGTTGGGGATACTGGTGTATTCAATAACCAGACCACAGCAGGGTATGTCGTTAAATACGCCCAAGATTCAGCCCAGTCGATCGATGCAGTACTTGGCCAACGTGTTGTAACCAACTCTGTTGATTTACCGTTTGTGTTAGATTTAGTTTCCCCTACTGGTGCTCTACTATCGTATAGAAGTAATTCACCTATAGCAGATGAACATTTTACCGTTTGGAAAACACGGTCAACGCATATTCCATCGTATGTTGATGCTACTCGTACCCCTCAGTCAGATTTCACTATTCCGGGTGGTTGGGAGCCATCTCGACTTTTAACCGATAACCCACTTCGTGAAACCCGGTCTACCTTCACATTTAGTCAAGTAATTAACCACTTTCAAAATCTGGCTGATAACCTTCCGGGCACCATTAGAATATCCGACGACGGTGGCAATTACTTAATGTCGTCGGCAATCGCTGATAACCTATCGATCCCATCGCTTGCTAATTTTATTGCGAGTGAGTTGTATACGTTTCGATTGCAGCTCGAGCAACAAATAAAAATTCAACTACTCAATACCCCCAATCTTGCGGTAACAGCAGTTGCGGATATCCCACAACTAGTGTACAATTCACTCAGAACAGCAACACTGCATGCAGGTGGTGCAGATTCTGTGTATAGTGACACATTGTCGTATGATGCAAACGACGATCTCGGGTACCCTAGTTTTCCTTTAACGTTTGGCATTCTCGGACTGTGTACTCTGAGTGCTATTAGCGTTGAATCCGATCGAAAGCTCAACCACGCCTCTATTGTTACTCACGATGGATCTCGTTACAATATTACAATATCTCCAACAGCAACAGTTGGAATGGAAACTGCATTATCAACTTCAATTGCGGTAGGGTCGATCTTTCCAACTCCGCTAACCAATTACTGCGTATGGAGAAAGAACCCAGCATTAACGTACCGATTTGAATGTTACTATTTTTCGACATCTACCCCAACAGCTCCTATTGCCGGCAGAACTTGGTTCAATCCTGGTAATCTTAACGCATCGCCCCCAGTACCGCCAACAGCGTCCGTTTGGACAGGTGCGTACTGGCACGGTATTGTGGTAAGTACACTTTGGGTACTATTCGACGTATCCAGTTTAATTTTAGAAGTATTTGCACTTCAGGAACGCGAGATTGCTGCATTAATACGCACTCGTAGCCTATCTATAATTGATGTCGCACCAACGGCATCTACTCAGTATGACGCTATTATTGCATCTTCGTACGCTAGTTTTGCATATCAATATTCTCAAGCAACTAACACGCAGTTAACTAGTCGATTATTATCTGCACCATCAGCTACAGATCCCTTTACTTGGTACTACGGTAATGTCCAGTTAGTGAATATCAACTGGGGAAGTATCGATTCCCAACAATGGGCGAATTCAGTGTTTGAATTGTATACCAACTTGTACAATACACCAATCCCACACAAACAACCTTGGAAGCTACAAGGTCAGATTGATAAACCAATCTGGTGGGATTCTGAGTATCTTGATGTATCTGGCACTCGATATTGGTCTACCACGATGTGGAGTAACATCGCAAATGGAATTGTTCCTTACACTAAATTGCTTGAAGATAACACAGTAGGAACAGGAAACCCTCATCAACTTGTTGCACCAGCTGTTATCCCGGTTAATACATCTGGTGTTACTATCGGTGGGTACGCACCAGATGATTTACTTCCTCCGTACCTGGATACTACTACCTATCCAGCTCTACTGGACTATTCAGTAACGAATGGTGTTAATATAGTACTGATATCTGCAGCAAACTCGATCAATCCAACTGAATATCTTGGTGCGTACAGCATATTTCCAACAACACTCAGTCAAGGTAGTTTTATTGAAAACATTTGGAAGACTAATGAGACGAGTATTTCTCGGGGACTAGTCGCAGCATATCAAGTAGATCCTCTTGTTGTTGTAACAAAGCTTACCAATCGCAATCGCAGAATGTTAGCTGGCTTATCAGTTAATGCCCGCACAAACGATGTTGCTAAAAATACTGATCCTCTTCACGGCGAAAACGGAATAGTTGATACCACGATATTTGCTGCTCTTACGTTCTTAGCACGACACAACAACTTTTCATCGCACAATAATTCACCGCTATATGCGTGGAAATCCTGGTCTACCCGACTTGCATATCAAACAAACAGCTTAATCGTTCCGCAGACTCTCAAGGTGTACCAAGACTGTTACGATCTGAATGAATATAGTGTGGTATTAAAGAAAAGTGAGAATGTTCGAAAAATTAGATTTTCGAATATCATCGTAACTCTAAACTCAATCGACTCTACCATAACTTCCACTGGCCGAGGTGAAAATTGGATATTCAATTTAACTTGCAGTGAGTCTGATCCGACTGTTCGACAAAAATACAACAGCTTACAGCAAGGTTTTGTATGGAATGCAGCTACGTTGGCATTTGATATTGCTGACGTTGCAGATACTCAACTACGTTGGTTCGATGGAGAACAGTTACAGATTGTGAATCCTCCCCCATCAATCTTAATCAACTCGTTCTACATTAGCAGAGCAAATGGTGTAATTCGACTATACAATACTGCAATCGATGCTGTCGCGGGTACAAATCCGATTGATTTTGGAAACCTCTTGATTGGGGTAATCCAATTTAGAACAGTCAAAGCTACGTTTACTGCTGGAAATCTTAATTGGGAAACAGTTGAGGTGGATCGCCGTTCTTCACAGTCGTTTAACTTTGCAGAGTCTATTCTCGTTACTGGAGTGCAACCGCTTATCGATTTTATTGTTGGTTATGTAGAATATATGCAAGATGATGGCATTGTTATTAACGCTGGAGAAACTCCAGCGTTTGATCCGGATACAAATGCTGTAATATCATGGCAGCAGCAGATTACAAAAGCAATTGATCGTATTTTCACATCCAACGGACTATCTGCATTAGGATACAAACCTATATTTATTCCTAATTCCGATGGGGTGTTAAAACCGATTGCAACGGATCGTACTCTAATTAGCATTCCGTTTGTTGAAATTAATCCGTACCGAAATGCTATATATTTCCACACTCCAGATGGAGTGATATGCGACTTTGAGCATACTCCGTACGTTAACGAATTCACTTCAAAAGCTGCACTATTCGACGACACTGCATCTCCGATTGTAGCTGCTGAACTGGTCCCCCTGCGCACAGATCGGATAACGGCTGTAGTATTCAACGATGCACAACCGCCTCGTCCGGTTAACATTGGACAAGATGTATCTCGTCGAATTGCGTTTGGGGAAATTTCACTAGACTTTTACGAACATGTGTTGGTATTCGATCAACAAACCTCGAATGGGTTAACGATTTTCGATCGCTTCTTTAATTTACAGAAGACTTTATTAAACTTGGAATTCCAGAAATCAGTAGACTTCTATTACCGTCCGGTAATGGGGGGATTCTCGGTAACACAAGCTGGAACACTTCCTAATTTTGAAACTACTGCAGATTATCAACGAAATGATTATAATGTTGCAAATAGTAATGAACTAATCCAATCGACGATAGATAGTCGTCAGATGTTAGGTAAACTTCCGCTATCGTACTTCCAGGATATTCCAGTTACTTCTAAAACTGAGTTTCAATTTTGGCAACAAATGATTAGGGAGAAGGGCACCAAAGGGTCTGTTGCTGCGTTTACTCGCCATAAGTTATACGATCAAGCGAAGTATGACGAGTTCTGGGCATGGAAGCTTGGTACATTCGGTGCGGTAGACACTCGTAAGCAGATTGAAATGGCATTTCAACTCGGAGACGTCTTATACCAAGCGAATACATTTCTCTTCAGTGATACTGCGTTACCATCTGGTACCACCAGTTATCACTACGCTAATATTACTCCGCTTGACCAATCTCGTTGGATCGATTTTCCGAATTATCTCGATCAAGTAGGGCAGAACGGCCCAGTATTTGGACAAAACGTACAAGAATCTGTTGCGATTCCGTTACTTATTGCTACCCAGTTTCTGCATTTTAACTTAACTGGAGATAAATTTACTGCGATGGCGGGCACTGTTGACATTACAGATAGAATCGTCAACCATAATACCATTGATGTTAGTGCAATTGATACTCCAGCAACTATCGAGATTACAAGTTACCTACCTGCGTATAATGAGATATCTCCAGTACGTGTTATTGATGCTACTACCAAATTAGTCACCAACACCTTGCCTATTTGGGACCCTGCAAATTCGTTACACTCGAACGCAATTGCTCAATTTGATTACGTTGTTGCTAGTAACCCAGCACTGTACAACAGAACTATGATTAATGTATCTCCCTCTCCTTGGGGTATTAATCAAGTTGGACAATATATGTTGGATAGTTCATCGCTTGTTTACAAACCATACTTTGATGATAAAATATTCTCACTAGATGCTCGTATTCTAAACTGGGGACAGTTAGCTGATGGATTCACGGCTACTGCGTATCAATGGATCGAAAATACCACTGCGCCTACAATCTCCTCGAAAGACGGTCCACTAACTAGACACGTGTTAAAGACGCGTCCGTACGTCGAATGTACGTTAACAGCATCAACGTTCACAGCAACTTCTGTTCCGTTCGTGAATAATGGAACAGTTATATTGTATAAACGGCCATCGGTTACAATACCAACTCCTAATCTTGATACTATTCTCGGCGTCGAGTACACGATACAAAACATCAGCGGTAATACATTCTCACTCGTTGAAAACGGCGTTACGCTAACGGTCCCGACAGGAGCAGAAACTGACCTCTTATTCGTCACAAGTGGGTGGAACGATGCAGTGGTGACAGAACTTGATCCACTTTCGTACGCATTTAGTGTATGCGAATTCCCGATCAATGCCACTACTTTTCAATTGCCTTGGACGAATGACTCTACCCAATCCAACTTCGTAATACAAGATTTAACCTCGTCTGCAGTAGTTGTTAATGTAAATGGGAGTTCTACACCATTTAGTGTAACGAATACTGGTTTACTATCACTGTTTACAGCATCGGGTACACCACTACTGTCGTTACGACCTGTTGATATAGTTACCGTGTATTATTCACAACAATCTATGTCTGCGACAGGAATACCGATGTTGTCGGATCCGACACTAACTTATGTCGATATCGATGTTCCCTATACAGAATACACCCAAATCGTGAACCAACTTAGCGTCACTTCGTATTATTATTGGGCATCTATTCCAACACTTGTGAATAATCCGAACAAACCGTTACCGTTACTTACAACTGTCGCGCAACTTACACAACCTCAGTCTGGTGATTACATGGTTATTCATACCGACAGACAACTCCTCACATTGTGGGGACTGTATGGTACTCACCAGCTTGATAAAAAAGCACTCGCGATAGATCTTGACAAAACGATGCGTGATAAGTATTTCGCTTCTTCTGCAATTAAACCCTCTAATGAACAGTGGGTATTATTTCGAGAATTTCAGGAAGGTTATCCAGCTGCTCCGATATGGAACGCTGTGGCTGCCACAGTAATAGGCACTCGAGTAATTAACCCAACGTCGACGATTATAGTACCATCTCCAGATCGAGTGGCGTATGATTATCTGTATGATACGACCTTGAGTTACGGAACTGGTCAAATGCAAACTCTGATATCTCCAGTCAGAGCACAAGAATTGTTCACTAATTTCTTCTCTGTTGCAAACCCATTGGTAGATAGTACGTTATATGTATTATTGACAGGTACTGAATGGATGGCTTTACTAACTAAACACAAATACGCAGATGCACTAACATTCGTTTACGCTAATCTACCTCCGACTCTATTAAATAGCTTTATATTTGTCATCCTGCGCGAAGGTTTGTACAGTGGCTATCAGTACGATGGTTTATTTAAAACAAGCTATGTCGCATTACAAACCTCTCAGAAAGTTGTAGTCGGTTAAATGAGTTCATACCTATTTTCACCATTGTGCCTTGATCCGTTAACGGGGGTTATTGCCTTTACTGCTGATGCTAAACCGTTTCGTACGAAAATCGTCCAAGCTGATATCTCAATCTTATTCACAGATACTATCAAAGTTGCTATTACTGAACAGCTACACTTCAATGTCGATCAATTGTTTCATACTCACACTGGGAACTGCAAAACTGAACCAATTTCATGCACCAGTGACGGATTTGAAAGTGAAGTGTACGATGATTTTGGCCTCGGCTTCGAACCGACGATTAGTTACACAATTGCAGAATATCCGCCGACTACTCCAACAGCTGGGCAACTTAACTTTATCGGTTACAGTGCAGCAGGTACTCCAGTATTTGTCGTTCCTGAAATGTGCGGGGATCCAGAATCTTCCTGCCCTGAAGGATTTGAAACGTCGTCGTACGATATTGCTGATTTCGAATCCTCTGATCCTGAGTGTACCGACACTTGCAATCATGTGTATGTTGGCCCATGTAGCTCGCAGTCTCCAGGTGCCATGTGTACAGACGCTTCCCCGACTACGTTATCCACCACATTTGCGGAGTTCTTAACCATTACAGACGGACCTATCGTATATCTCGATATGTTGGGGTCGCTACCATTCAACCCTATATACGCGTACGATCCGGCAGCGGTTATCAACCTTGATGTTGTAACTGTCGATAATCAAGCTCTCTTTCCGGGATAACTATGTTAATTGAAGCCTCTATTCAAGATTTGGTAACATCTACCAATACCATCGATACCCCAGCTCGTCAACACGTGGCGAATCAAGTGCAATTTACAAACGGATTTCAAGCGGTCCCATCTGGTAAAGATATTATATTTCAAGGTACTACCTCAACTGGCCATAATCCGAAGTTTCGAATCTCAGGAATGCAAAAGGATGAAGGTCCTCAATCAGTCGAAGTAATGACAGCGTCAGGCCAACCCCTAAAGATCCTTCCGTTATTGAAGTCATCACAAGCTTTGGTTACATGCGATTGTGAAGATTTCGTGTTTAGGTTTGCAACAACGGATCAGGCTCGTGGGGTGCTGTTTGGTAAAATTACCCGCCCGTATATTCCCAAAACAGATAGAGCAACGCAAAATCTAGGTAAAGTCGGAGTATGTAAGCACTTAATTAAATTTGTTGACCTGTTATCTGCACAAGGGGTCCTAAAATAATACAACAATCTACCGCTCCATGCTAAATACGTGATAACCTAAACATAGTATGGGGTCACAATGATTGTTAACTTTAGACACGGTATCGTTTCCGGAGCAGTAAACAGCTCGAATCAACTTAATTTCTTACAAGTCGCGGGCGCAAACGTTGGTATTAATGCAACCAATGTGCCCCTGGTCGTAACAATTGCTCACCTTGATTCTAATTATCTCGTTTCAGTCGAACAAGCAATCGCTGCAGCCTGGATTAGCCTTCCACCAGGTGCCACAACGTACCTATACATTGATATCGATCTGAAAACGGCAGTTATCACATACGGCAGTACAACTGTACCTCCTATTACCCAAAGTGCTCGTCCGCAATCTCCTATTGAAAATCAACATTGGTTCGACACACTGAATACAACAATGCGTGTTCGTACAAATGGAGTATGGGTTGAAGTAGCTCGTGTATTTGTTGGATCTGTGGCTGGCTCGACGTTTGCGTACCAACCATTCGGCTCTCAGATCAACATTTTTGGCAACGACTACCCAACTGGTAAAATAGCGTTTGATAACTCCGGCTTCCCGATCTCCAAGAGTTCAGGAGAATTCTTCACTACAGAAGACTCATTCTACGTGAATGGTACGATTTCAGCTCCAAATACATTCGGCACTCATCTTCAAGTGGTGACTGCAGCAGAATCTATCGTTCCGTACTCGGTGGTACGCTACAACGCCTTCGAAACTGTTCGGTTAGCTCGCTACGAAGATACTGATAATACTAGCATGGGTATTGCGATGGTTGGAGCTAATCCTGGAGAACGCCTCAGCATTCTTCCAAATGGAATCGTTCAAAATCCTGGCTGGAACTTCCCGTTGGTTAACGCCTCAGTATACGTTGATGTCAATGGCGTCGTCACCGCCACTGACCCAGTTCTTGTAAATGCCGGCCGTGGCCACCAGCCGCCTATTGGTCGAGTAATCGCTCCGGATACGATTATCTTTAACCCTATGCAAAATGGGTTAGTAGTAACCAACTCTACTACAGTTGGTCCAATGGGATCACAAGGCCCAACTGGTGTACAAGGATCGATTGGTCCACAAGGTCAACAAGGCCCAGCAGGTGCACAAGGTCCACAAGGTCCAGCCGGCCCTCAAGGTTCAGCATCTACTGTAGCAGGCCCTGCTGGATTGACTGGACCAGCAGGCCCCGCTGGTCCACAAGGTCCAATTGGTGCAGACGGCATTCAAGGTCCACAAGGTCCAGCTGGTGCGATTGGTAGTCAAGGTCCCGCCGGTCCCGCCGGTCCCGCATCTGTTGTGCCAGGCCCGTCAGGTCCACAAGGGTTGATTGGCCCAGCCGGACCCCAAGGTGCTGAATCTACTGTACCAGGCCCAACAGGTGCAACAGGTGCAACAGGTGCACAAGGTCCAGCAGGTCCAGCCTCTACTGTACCAGGTGCACAAGGTCCAGCAGGTGCACAAGGTCCAGCAGGTCCAGCCTCTACTGTACCAGGTCCACAAGGTCCAGCAGGTGCACAAGGTCTAGCGGGTCCAGCCGGTGCACAAGGTCCAGCAGGTTCATCTGGACAATCAGTAGCAGTTAAAGCTAGTGGAACTGTTATTACTACTGCAGCTACTTCCATAAACTTCACAGGTACTGGAGTTACAACAACTACGTCCGGCGCTGACGTTACGGTATCAATTTCAGGCGGTTCCAATTACGCTCTTCCGATCTCATCTGCTTCTGTATTAGGTGGCATCAAGGTTGGAACTGGGTTGTCGATCGACGGATCCGGAGTACTTAGTTCTACCGCGACCGGAACTACCAATCTCTCTAACATAGCATCTCTTGTAGCAGTTGCAGTCAACTCAAGTTCGGGCACAGGTACTACAATTACGGCAGCTACTGCATTCCAAGCTGGCGTAATGCTAGCAAGTGATAAATCTAAATTAGACGGAATCGCTACTGGCGCGAACAACTACTCGCTACCAATCGCAACTACGACTATCTTAGGTGGTGTTAAGGCTGGTACAAACATCACAATTGCTGGAGACGGTACAATCTCCGCTGCGTCTGGTGGCGGTGGAGGCGCATTAGTTGCTCGCTCTATCGCATTTGTTAACAACGGGTTGACCGGTTACGTAAATCTATACGCATTAGGTACCCAAACGTTGCTTGATGGCATAGTTGTAACATTTACCGGCGGATCAACTGTAACACTCCCAACTATGCCATCTGGATTGCAACTTACTGCTGTAACGATTACATATCCAAGCGGCGGATTTAATCCAGGCGCTTTTGTCACACTAAGTTACCAAGACCCGTTTGGACGCACTGGTATTACCAATATGATGATGCCTACTCTAACAATGTACAATGAAGCTGGCGCTCTTCAAACAGCTTCTAATATTGTGGTAACCAACGTAACTGGAACTGCGACGATTACTAAATCTGGCATCGCTAGTAACGTCGGCGTATCCATCAGAATCATTCTATAAATTTAAGGAAACTAACTCATGTCATCATCGATTTTTAACGGTAAAGTAGTTCTACTAGGCGCTCCTTCTACACTAACTGATACTTCTAGTGGCGCAATGACGTCATGGACTGGCACTTTCTCGTTTAACGACGCAACAGGCACCTTTCTTGGTGGACAAGTTCAAGTCGGAGACGTAGTCGTGTTGGATACGACCGGTTTCGAAACAGGGAGCTACACTACTTACACAATTACTACAGTATCTGGAGCTACATACTCTCAATTCACCGCCGGCTTCACGTACGATGCTACCAATGCCAACACGACCGGCGCACCGGATGTAAACAATTCGATTGGTCAAATTGGATATATCACACGTCGCTCTGCACTCAAGCATTTGGTCGGAATGCCTTTTCCAGGAGTTCAATCGATTCCAGACGCGTTTGCGTACCAAGTATTGAACGACAATGCGTTCCATATCGTCGACAATATCAACGGTACTACCAACCTAACTACCACACCGCTCGCAACATCGGTAACACTTGGTTCTAGTACAGGTACAGGCGCGACTCTAGCGGCTGCGACAGAATCTGCTGCAGGTGTACTTTCTGCTGCAGATAAGATTAAACTGGATAGCATCGCCACTGGCGCTAACATTGGCACAGTAACCTCTGTATCTGTAGTAACAGCAAACGGTGTATCCGGTTCAATTGCCACTGCAACGGTGACTCCAGCAATTACGCTAACATTAGGTGCAATTACACCAACATCGGTTGCTGCAACTGGTGCCGTGTCTGGTTCAAACCTATCTGGTACAA